TAAGTTCCATTTATTTTGAAGCTGAGCAAGATTAAAATTATACGTCCGGTTTTTCTCATTCTCTTCCCGCTGGGCTTTTATCTGTTTATTAATAGCAATATTTTGTCCAATTGAGCCAAATAAGCCAGATATAATACCAGCACCACCAGAGATTAATGAATTACCGTAACTTTGAAAAAAGGAAGGTGAATCAGCCATAACGTTTTTTATCTGATTTATGAATATTAATTAAATTACTCTGAACTACTTGGGTAGTTTCCCATGCAGTATTCATATCACAACCTCTACGAAATTGTGGCTCGATAAACCAAGAATCTGTAAAGGCTTCGGAATCATTAGACACCTGCAAATTAGGTGTAGAAACTGCCAAACCTCGTTCAGTCATTTGCTTAATATCACGAGGAGTGAGAGCCAAACCAGACTGCACGGGTTTTTCATACTTTGAATATTTATCACACTTTGCCAATATATTAGAACCGGCGGTTA